CTACGGGAGAAAAAAATGAACGAACTCAACGCACTCATGCGACAGATGGAACGCATCGCCCGACCGATATTCGAGCAAGCCGAGCGGCACGGCGAAATGATCCGGCAAGCTGAACGCATCGCCCGACCAATACTTGAGCAAGCCGAGCGGCACGGCGAAATGATCCGGCAAGCCGAACGCATCATCCGACCGATTATCGAAGCCCATGAACGAATTCGCCCACTTCTTGAGGCACATAACAGAATGATGGAGATATGCCTTCCTCACACCGTTGAACCACCAAAATACGTCGTGGTCCAATCCGTCGAATATCCCGATAGTCGATTACAGCACGAAAAACAAGATGGACGCAAACAGAGGCGAATCGGATTTCGGTTGCCAGATGAACCAGAGCCAGACGACGACGAATTCCAAGAACATCCACCAGAGCGACGAAGAATTGGATTCTAACTACATAGCCAGAAGTGCCTATTTGGAGTGCTTGTCATGATTCGTCCAATCGGTTTTTGGTTTCTTTGCCTATCCATTTTGGTCAGCATTCCCGCTTGCACACCGCTTACGCCAGAAGAGAAAGCTGAAAGAGAAAAGCGAAGAGAGGCGGAACAAAAGCAACGAGAAGAAAGAGAGGCAAAGGAAGGAAGTACACATAGGAAAGCAGAGATTTGGGTTCTGGCCCAAGAAATTGTAACGAATAACTGCAAATCTCCTAGCACAGCAAGTTTTGGCGGCTTTGGAGAACAAACCTACATGAGTAATGTTCAGTTTCTAGGCGATGGCGTCTACAAAGCCTACGGATTTGTGGATGCTCAAAACGCATTCGGAGCGGTACGCCGAGCGAATTGGAGTGTAGAAATGAAGTACGAAAACGGCGATTGGAAACTGCTAAAGCAATCAATTACAGAGCGTTAGGGCGGCTAGGACTCGAAACGGGAACGTCTACGACGTTCCTTTTTTGTTTCCAGATTTTTCATCGAAGCCAGAGGAAGCCTACTTTTTTGGCCGTTCAAGGCAGCTTTCGAGAGAAACGGTCTCGATTGATCCAGACGGAATAAGGTGCTTGAGAACGCTGCCGGTTTTCAACGGCGGAATCCATGCAGAAGTATTGGCGTACACACTGTATGGGCAGTAATGAGAGATTAGATTGCTGAGAAGCATCGCTGCGGCCATGCCCTCGGTGCGACGGGCGACAAAGCCGGGAAACTCTTTGTATGCAATCTGGTGTGGGGCGTCTACAAACAAGTCATCTCCATAGGCGACACAATCCACGGCGACCTTGTGTTTTTCACTTGCTCTCGCAACTGTCTTGAGAATCACATCTTCATGGTTGCTTCTTTCTTCGTATACAAACAGCCCCAACACGCTCAATTCCGGCTTCACAAGAAATGCGGATTGCCACATTGCTTTGTTCTTTGCCAATTTCAGAATTGCTTTTGCAACATCGTTGCGGCTGTTGAATCCCGTTTTCACTTCGATTGCCCCACGAACGGCGTCGGGTGTTACAATCACAAGGTCATCTTCCCAAAAAAGACGTGGGGCCGTTTTCTCCAAGATCAGAATGTCTATCTGTGATGAACACTCTTTAGGCGTGACGACAAACCCAGTCCCTATGAATAAGGATTCTGGTAGATGCCTCTTTAGTACGTTGCGAAGTAGGATTTCCTTGTGTGAGCCGTCCGTGGGCCAGTGTTTCGAGCCAATTAGATTTCGCACTCGATTCTTGGCGGCATTCAATTCGTCTCTCAGCGATTGATGATGTGCAACCATCATCTCCCACATTTCATCCTGACTTCGTGCCATTGGTTAATCCTCACTTCAACGCTTTCGCCACTTCGATTAGAGCATCCATTCCGCCTACCCGATCTGCCACGGCCCGCACTTCCTTTAGTGCGTCCAGAGGCACCGTAGCAACGTCGGCTTTCTTCCCTTTCCGTTTTCCACTCCCGCCGCTCACCTTGTTTTTGATTGCATAGAACAAACCCGCCGTGATTTCGTGGCCTTTCGATTTCATCGCTTCCACGGCTTCGTTGGCAGTGATTTTCGAGTTTTTCTCGATAAGCTCTCGCACAAGCTGGCTTTTGTTTACCTTGTCTTTGGCCACGTTACACCCCTCTGGCTAGTGGTGAGTGAGATATAGACGCCAGAGGCACTATACAGCTAGTGGATACGCTGGCAAGGATAGCCGCTCATTTATCTCGTCAAGCGGCACTAGATGGATACCACTGCCTCTTGAGCGGGCCGACAACACCACGCAATCTTTGCTCTTTTCGGCCTTTCTCTCACTCCATACGAAATCGGAAAAACTGCCAGCGTGCCGTATAGCGAGCGGCACTCCCTTGAAATGCAAATCTTCTCCGTGGTAAACATCCCGGTGGTAATTCTTGGTGGTGGTGCCGAAATAAGAAAGGTAAAGTGCAACGTGGATTTCTCGAATCAAGCCAGCGTGAGCTTGATATACCCACGGCCTAGCACTCTCGCCAAGATCGGCTACCACGTCATCCACGGACGGCACCACGCCAGAGGCAAAAACACGTTGCCATAACAGAGGCATCAAGAGCGGCCCTTTGAAATACCCTCTTGCTCTGGCAAACAATGCTCCGTTGTAGTGCCAGTTTCGAGCGTGTTCTAGGAATGATTTCTTGAGACTATCGGGCCGGTGTACGATTATGTCTTGATCTTGTGTAGTTTCTACTCCCATAACCGTATCTAGCCGAGACGCATATAATTCGTCGGCAGAGGAGTAGATACAGTATGGGACAATCACACAAGAATTTCTGGTTGACAAAAGGTGAGCTTGACGAGCGATACCGTGAGAAGCTGGCAGACGGTTTGGCCAAAGAGATTGTACAGCGTCATCGTGAGCTAATTATTGAGGCAGTCAAGAAAGAGCTAGAGTTTATCACGCTCTTGGATTTTCTCGACAAAGATAACGAGAAAAAAGCGAGTGAGGATACTACCATAGAGTGAGCTTTTAACTCCCTTAAAGGCCGAGAGCGTGCGTTACTCGCTCTCGATTCTCCTAAGAAACGGCCCGCTCGCAAGAGCGGGCTTTTTCGTTTCACACCCGTATCTCAACGGAGATACGAGGACTAGATACGAGGACTGAAATACGAGGACTGAAATACGAGGACTGAAATACGAGGACTGAAATACGAGGACTGAAATACGAGGACTGAAATACGAGGACTGAAATACGAGGACTGAACATACTGTATGATGCGATCATTGAAACCTTGTCCGGTGTGTGGTAAAGCCGTCCGTGGTGAGTGCTGCCGAGTACAAACGAGACAATCAAGCCGAGAGCGTGGTTATGATGCCCGATGGGATAAGCTCTCACGGATGTACAAACACGCTCACCCTATTTGCGAGCGATGCAATAAACACGCTGCCGAAATAGTCCACCACAAGATACCAATAGAGACAGACCCTACACTACGGCTTGTGTGGAGCAACCTTGAAAGCCAGTGCCGAGTATGTCATAGCCAAACCCACAAGGAACTAGATGCAACTTGATTTCCAGCTATTCGACCGGGCTACATCGTTCCGGCTATTCCTAGAGGCACTACCAGATAACCCACTCATTCTTGAAATCGGGTGCGTCCGTGGTGTGAATGATCTAGGTGCGGGCATGTCTACGTTGATCTTTGGCGAGTGGTGCCGAGAGCGGGCCGGGCGGCTAACCAGTGTGGATATAGACAAGGGTAACTGCGATTTCGCCAAGATCATCACCACTGGTTTGCCAGTGGATGTAGTCAATGCCCACTCCCACGAATATCTAGCCAGCTATCACGGCCCGCACTTCCACGGCGTTTACCTTGACGGGATGGACACAGACATAGCGGGATGTGCCGAGAGTGCGTTGATAGAGGCACGTCTTGCATCGAGCCTAACCGGGTTGATCTTGATTGATGACGTTGCCGACAAAGGCAAGCTGGCGGTGCCGTGGCTACAAGCCCACGGCTACACCACGATGCACGCTGGCTACCAAGCGTTGATGCGAAGAAACTTTTAACCTACAGCCGGTGAACCGTCCCGCAGCCGTGTAGATTTTTCGCACGTTTTTAATGTCCCGAAACTCTTTCCAGTTAGCCCGATGCCTCTAGCACGCTCTAGGATGCGTTTCTAGGCACGCTGGCACTACATAAGGACATGACACCTATTGAACTCAATCATATCAAGGCAGAGACATGGAAAGCGTTAAAGGACTACAGCATAGACAGTGCCGATAGTCGCAACGTAGCCCGATGGGAAAAGCTGGCCAAACTGTATGTCCAGCTTTGTAAACAACTTGTCAAGATGGAGACAACAAAGAACACCAAACTAGATGCGTTCCTTACAAGACAAGTGGGTCAAAACCAAGAGCGATGAAGCCGCACTAGATGCGGGGTGTTATTTTGACATAACCCATGCCGAGCGTGTGCGGGAGTTCATCGGCACTTTCTGCAAGCTCTCCATTGACGAGTGGGCCGGTAAGCCGTTCCAATTCCTTCCGTTCCAATGGGAAGAAATCGTAGTCCCACTGTATGCGTGGCGTAGACCGGACGGCACCCGCCGTTTCACACAAGCCTCTATCTGGATGCCAAAATCTAATGGCAAGAGTTGTCTGTGTGCCGCTCTGTCTTTGTATGAGCTTATCGGCAGCCAAACCCCGTCCGCAAACATCGTAGTAGTTGCTACCACGATAAGCCAAGCCAAGATCATCTACAAGTACACCACGGATATGGTAGCTCAAGACGAGTGCCTACAAGATGCTCTATGGTGTAGAGACAACATCAACACAATCGAGTATGACGCTACCCGCTCCACATACCGGGTAATGAGTGGTGAGAAGGGTGGAAAACACGGACACCCGATAAGCCTACTTCTTTTTGACGAGCTTGCCGAACAAGACAATAGACAGCTATTTGAGGCACTACGTTACAACGTCAACAAACGTAGGAACTCACTTTGCATCAATATTTCCACGGCGGGATTTCGGCGTGAGAGCATCGGCTATGAAGAGTTCCAAAGAGCCGAGCGAATCTTGAGCAATGAGATAGTAGACACGTCTACGCTGCCCGTGGTGTATGCGGCCAAAGGTGATGACGATTGGAAATCCCTTGATGTAGCCAAGCGAGTAAATCCAGCGTGGGGCATAACTGTCTTTCCAGACAAAGTACAAGAGGAATTGAATCAAGCTATCCACGAACCACGGAAGGAAGCGGCGTACCGTACTCTACGGCTTAACCAGTTTTGCGGCATAGCTACGGGGTGGATCAACTCGCAACTATGGAGCGAGTGCGGAGCGGCTTTCAATGAGGAAGATTTGCACGGCCTAGATTCATGGGTAGGGTACGACATTGGATTCAAGGGAGATTTATCGGCCTACGTTGTCTGTGTTCCGAAAGATGACAAGGTATATTTGATACCACGTTTCTTTTGTCCAGAGCTAGGTGCCGAGCGAAAGGAACGTCAAGACAAAGTGCCTTACCAGCAATGGAGCAAGACACCGAAATATAATTTTACTCTCACGCCGGGTGAAGTGATAGACCCGATTTTCGTCCGTGAGAAGATGCGTGAGGATAGCCGTCTGTTCAACTTCGTGGAAGTGGCCTATGACCCCACAAGAGGATATGACGAGTTTCGCCAGATATGTGAACGTGAGTACGGATGGACAATGGTAGCGGTGCCACAAAGAGCGAAGTATCTAGGTGCGGCTTGTGCGTGGCTAGAGCGGGCCGTGTTGAGCAAGAGCCTACGGCACCCAAACAACCCGGCTCTCAACTGGAATCTTGAGAACGTGGCCATAAAGGAAACGGCAGACGGGCCGTACCCCTACAAGGGAGCGGGTGAGACACAGAGGATTGACGGTGTGTTGGCGGCTCTGATGGGCATTAGTCGCTATTTGGTCAAGGATGTATTCACGGCATCGGTGTATGAAAATGCTGGCGTCACCCTCTAAATAGGACATGCCAGCGAAAAAGAAAACAACCCGAAAGCCGCAAGAGCGAGCTATCACGAATTGGATGGGTTTACCATTCCGCACCACGGCGGCTAGGATTTCAGTTACGCCAGAGAACGCACTTACTTGTAGTGCCGTGAAACAAGCGGTCTACTGTATCTCTAGCTCGATTGCGTCTTTGCCGTTGATCCTATACCAGCGTCAAGAAAATGACGGACGAGAGCGAGCTACACTCCATCCGCTCTATAGCCTACTCAAATCACAACCGAATACAGACACCACGAAGGAAACATTCTGGCAGAGCTTTCTTGTCAACTTGCTTTTGTACGGTGCGGGGTATGCCGAGATAGTGCGTGATGGAGCGGGCCGGGTGCAAGGGTTGTATCTCATTCCGTCTCGATTAGTACAAGTGCAAGTCAGTCCAAATCAGAGCGTAGCTTACAAAGTCAACGGCACTCCGATCAACAGCGAAGATTTGTTTACCGTGTTGTATATGAGCGTGGATGGACTTACTCCGCTCTCGCCAGTGCATCTAGGAAAGGAAGCTATTGCACTCGCCAAGCGGCTTGAAATCTTTACGGGTGCATGGTTCGGCAACTACGCTAGACCGTCCATCGCTATCAAGCATCCGGGCAAACTCTCAGAGCAAGCTGTAACGAATATCAAGAATAGTTTCAAGACTCTGTACGGCAATGACAACGTGGGCGATGTTGGTGTATTGCAAGAGGGTATGGAGCTACGGGAGTTTGGCAGTGATAACGAAAAAAGCCAGTTACGGGAATTGAAAGACTGGTGTGTAGAGGAAATCGGCAGAGCGTTCGGTATCACACAGACAAAGCTCTTTTCGCTTGGACGTGCAACTTGGTCAAATTTACAAGAATTGAATACGGACTACATCCAGTCAACACTACTCCCCATCACGAAGAAAATCGAGAGTGAGATTTCGAGCAAGCTATTGACGGGTGCCGAGCAAGAGGAATACTTTGCCGAGTTCCTTTTCGATGACTTGCTAAAGCCAAAGACATTGGAACGATACCAAGTCTACCAGATTGCTACAACCACTGGCATCTTGACCATTGACGAAATCCGAGCGATGGAGAATCGAAGTCCACTACCAGAGGAAGAAATACCAGAGGACGAAACTGCCGACGATGTAGACAATCCAGAGGAAGAAACACAAGAGGCACATAGATACCAATGATGGAAACTAGACTTCACCCGACCGAACTACAAATTAGAGAGTTGCCAAACCAAGCGACCCGAATTACGGGCTATGCCGTGTATTGGAACAAACCGGCAGTCATCACGGACAACACCGGGCGGAAATTCCGAGAGACGTTTAGGCCAAACTCATTCACGTTTGATGAAGTATTCGGGTTAGTCAATCACGATATACGAAACATTCTCGCCACAAGATCGGCGGGACTGATGACCGTGGAGCAAGATCAAGACGGTTTGCGTTTCGAGATTAGCCTACCAGATACCACTCTTGGCAGAGACACGCTATCTAACGTGCGAGCAAAGAACTACAAGGGTGCGAGCGTAGGATTCAACGTGATAGAGGATAGCTGGAGTTTCAAGGGTGAGCCTAGCGTAGACATATTGAGAGCCGAGCTAAAGGAAATCTCCCTCACTCCAATACCCGCACACACAAGTACCGTTAGTGTTAGGTGCGTGCCTCTCACTAATATGAGCGACAAAAGACGGCAGCTATACAAAATTATGTTGCCGAGTGAATAGATAGAGAAATGGTTTATCAAAGAGGAACTATGGCGAAATCAGTCGAGTTGAAACAAGAGAGAGCTACCCTTATTGCCGACGCAAAGAGAATGCTTGATCTAGTCGAAAAAGACAACCGTGCATTCACGGATCAAGAGGAAGATACCTACAACTCTATCACACAGAAAGCCGAGAGCTTGCGTGATGAAATCACGAAAGCCGAGCGGCGTGAGTGGGTAGAGAGTGCGGAAGTGGAAAACAAGAGGATTGAACGCAAGATCAAGCCGCTTGTGGTTCGCACTGCCGAGCAATCGGGCAATCTCAATCGTGCCTATCTCGATTGGTTCCGGGCCGGGTTTACCCGTATCTCCGATGAGAGCCGAGAGAATGCTGCATTGTGCGGGGTTGATCTACATTCCAGAGACTTGCATATCTGCCAGCAAACCAGAGACATTACCAAGACAACGGGTGCCGATTGGGTGCCGGAAGAGTTCTATAACCAAGTCAATGACAAGCTCTTGACGATGGGCAGTCTATTCTCGCTCGCCAACAAGATTCCGACCAATACCGGCAACGTAATCACCGTGCCTCTTTCGGACGATAGCAGTAACAAAGCTGTCATCACAAGTGAAGGAAACGACTACAACGAGACTGACCCTACGCCGGACAAGATTGCATTGAACGCTTACAAGTACACTACCAGCGTACAAGTAAGTCGTGAAATGCTAGAGGACAATTCATTCCCGCTAGAGCAATACATCGTATCCGCTCTCGGCACCCGTCTTTCCAGAGGCATCGAAACACACCTTGCTATCGGCGATGGGACGGGCGAACCGCAAGGGGTTTGTGTGGGTGCTGCCGATGCAACCACAAACGAAACTGGCTTGACCTACGAATTGCTGGTAGACATTTACACGTCCGTAGACCCACTCTACTTGAGCGGCGGAAATATCGGATGGATGATGTCCATGTCTACATTCGGTGCCGTTCTCAAATTGACCGATGCAAACTTTCGGCCCTTGGTGTGGACTAGCAATGACAGCTTGAAATCTGGCGTGATGGGTACGCTACTCGGCTATCCAATCTATATTCACCCAGATTTCGACAGCATACCCGGCAGTGGTGCCGCAACGCCGATTGTATTCGGGAACTTCTCCCACTATTGGGTGCGGACTGTAAACAACATTTATTTCCAGAGATTGAGCGAGCTTAACGCAAAGAAAGGCTTGGTTGATTTCTTGGTAGACTACAGACTAGACGGCAAGATTGTATCTGCCGGTAGTCCGCTAGTTGCGTGGAACCTAACCTAACGAGTACAGTAGGGTACAGATTCTACATAACAACTTCCAAAGTGTACCCCACTGTACCTTTCTAATTGCACAAAGACGCCAGCGTAGCTGGCGTTTTTGTTTTGTCTCACACTACATATTGTGTATGGCACTAACGCTAATCAATCCGCCCACGGAGCAAGTTGTATCTCTTGATGAGTTCAAGGAACATATCCGAGTGACCACGGACGATGAAGATACTTTGCACATTTTGTATATTCAGACGGCTACCAGCATATTCGAGAGCTATACCGGCTTGGCTTTGCGTGAACAGCAATGGCGGATAACGCTTGATGACTGGTTTGACAAGCTACAACTGCCGAGAAATCCCGTCATCAGTATTGATCGTTTCGAGTATTTCCACGGCGGGAATTGGCAGACGTTCACGGATTACATTTTCAACGACACGGAGCGGCCCGCTACGCTCACGGCCCTTTCCGCTCCCGCACTCGACAATGAGGCAGACCCACGGATTGCGATTGAGTACACAAGCGGGCAACCCGGTGGTAGTGGAAGCGGTGCCATAGAGGACAGCATCAAGTTTGCGATTATGACGTTGGCGGCTCATTTCAACGAAAACCGTGAAGCGTACACCACGGCGAAGTTAGAGGAATTGCCTTTCACGTTCACGGCCATTGCGAACTTGCACAAGATCGGAGTATTCGAGCTATGAACGCTGGCCAGCTAAGGCACCTTGTCACGATTGAGATACCCACGGTGGTAGGCACTGGTAGCCGTGGGCAAGACGAGTACGCCTACACGGAACTCGGCAACGTATGGGCCGACATTGAACCGTTGCAAGGAAAGAAGCTGGAAATATCACGCCAGCTTGTGGCCACGGCAACGCACCAAGTAACGACACGATACCTACCCGGTGTGGTGCCGGAAGGGCGGGTGACATTTGGCCAAAGGGTATTTCAGATTGGCTACGTCATCAACAAAGACGAAAGGAACGTCACGCTACAGCTACTAGCAACGGAAGTGCAATGATTACGGGTGTAGAGAAGCTGATAGAGAAACTGCAAACGCTCAAGAAAACCAAGAGCAAAGCGGCACTTCGCAAGGGTGCTAGAGCCGGTGCCAAGATCGTGGCCACGGCAGCGAAGCGGCTTGCACCTAGACGCACTGGCGACCTAGCCAGAGGCATCAAAGTCAAGGCACTAAGGCGTAGCCGAGTGTGGACGGGTGTAGCGATAGAATTGAAAGCCAAGGATGTAGGCAAGGATGTTGACACGTTTTACGCTCCATTCGTGGAACTCGGCACAAAGAATATGGAAGCCGTGCATTTCCTAGAGCGAGCGGCCAAACAAAACGAGAGAGCGGCGATAGGCAAGGCACTTGAGATAATCGAGCAAGAAATAACAAAATGACTAGGCCAAAGTGCGAAGTAGGTCAATGTCCCGTATCGCTTTCGCCAGCATCATCTTTTCAGCATAATTGTACAATCTGTTGAACGTGACGTTGCAACGATAGCAACATGGCACAGCAGTAGCGACGTTATACACTGCCTCATTGTTCCTTCGGTCAAGCCCGCTTCCGCTATCGTCAAGTTCCCTTCCGCAATAGTGACACAATCCGTTTTCCATCACGCTCGCATACTCTTGAAATGAAAGCTCAAAGGCAATGTCACGGATTTTGGCGTTTGCCTTAGCCGTTGTGTACCGTCCTTTGATCGTGCGTGCGTACTCCATGCGTTTGGCAAGTAGCTCGTCTTTCTTGGCTTCGTAATAGGCACGTTCATAGGCAAGCCTCTTGGATGTTCGCAATTTGTCTTTCTTTTGCCTCTGATAGTATGCCCGATAGTATGCCTTTTTCGTTTCATTATCCTTGTATGCCATCCTATATAAGAGTGTGATTGATTCATCCTTCTTTCAATATCTGGATACTCTTCTCAACTCTGGTAGCGGCCCGCAATGGGGCATCCAAGAAGGGAAGGTGGACTTCACGAAATCTATACCGTGGGTGTGGTTTCGCCGGTCTAGCACAATCCAAGAGCGGCTACTAGACGGCACCCCGCTAGATAACTTTACCAGTCAATTCGATGTTGAGATTGTCAGCGATGATATTGACGAAATGCAAGCCACGGCGGATTACATCAAAGCCGAGCTACAGACAATCGTATACATCGTGATGGGTGAGACGAAAGTATTTTCTGTTAGTGTCGAGGACCATCAAGACGACTACGTTTCTCGCACCGTGCTAGACACGGATGAAGGGTTACATATTGCGGCGTTGTTTATCACATTTTTGCACAGAGGGTGATATATAAGACAGACTCTATTTCATTGTGAGGACTAATGGCAGTAAAGAGAAGCGGCACGGGCGTAACGATAGGATGGGATGTAGACGGCGGAACTAGCTACACACTCATTGGCATCGTGGTAGACGGCGATAAGACAGAGGCGAAATGGGCCACAGCGAAAACATCTTTGCTGGCAGACTCGGCAGATACCTTTGTGAAAACGTCCTATGATCCGGGTGAGTTCAAGTTTACCGTGGTGTATGATCCAGACGATAGCGGCTACCAAGCACTAGAGGCTAGTTTCAAGGATGTAAATTGTCCCCCTCCATCGTGGGAAATTACATTTCCCGATCAAGACTGTACTGGTATCGGCAGTGGTTCGACCACGGAAACATTCTCGGCTCATATCGTCGGCTTGTCCAGAGAAGTAAAGAAAGACAACTTCCTTATGGCGGAAGTCACCCTCAAATTGACGGGTGCTATCTAATGAGCCTATTCCAGAAAGGCACACCACTTGCATTGAAACGAACCAAGTTCAAGCTAGGTGATGACTGTCATATCAACTTGCGGGAGCTTTCAAGCCGAGAGCTTATTGAGTTCCAAAAGGCGATGGGTGATAAGGACACAACCAATCTTGAGTTTGTGTACAAGCTAATTGCATCTTGTGCCGTGGCCGACGATGGAAAGCCGATCTTCGATAGCCCGGATGACGTGCGAGATAATTTCGACGTTGGGCTATCCAAGCTCATTGAAATACAAAAACAAATCCTCTCTCTCAGTGGACTAGATGAAAGAAAAAACTGACAGAGGCAGAGCGGGTGATATACTCGCTCTGTCTACAACTCGGCTTTCCACACCCCGATTACTTGTATCCATTTCTCTCTAGCTCACAAGTCAATGACTGGCTAGAGTTCCACAAAACACACAACATTCATTTCGACCGTAGCGATACGTTCCACTCTCAACTACTGGCGATGTTCTTTAACGCACACAAGCCAGAAAATCATAAGGCACTCACTCCACTCGATTTTGTACCGTGGCGAGAGCAACCGGAACTAACTCCCGATGAACTCAAAAGAAAGCTAGGTTTCACGTCTAAATAGGACGTATGGCAAAGATTGCAGAGCTAGATATTTTGCTTCGTGGCAACACGAAAAACCTAGACGGTGCGTTAGACAAAGCGGGTGCGGGTGTATCCAAGTTCAAGGACAAGGTTGTACAAAGCACAAACGAAGCTAACGCACGTCTTGCTACTATTGGCAATTCTATCAGTGGCGGCTTTCGCACGGCTCTACTCTCTCCCATCGAAGCGGCATCAAGTGCCGTGGCTACTCTCGGCTCATTTCTCAAGAAAGCATTTACAGACCCCATCGGAGCGGCCAAAGACTTAGTAGGCACGGTCAAGGGCATCGGTGAAGGCATCATATCCAGCGTCAAGGGCATCGGCAGCAAGATCGTAAGCGGCTTGAAATTCGCCGTTGATCCAAGTGCGTGGGCCGGTGCAATCAAGAATCTCGCCAGTGCGGGCGGCTCTGCCGGTGGTGTACTTTCTTCTCTTGGCACAATCCTTGGCGGTGCCGTGGCCACTGGCGTAGGTGCGGTAGCCATTGCTGCCGTAGCTGGCAGTGCTGCCGTTTTGGGGCTTGGTGCGGCTCTCGTCTATCTCGGAAGCAAACAAGCCGACGTGATTGCCGGAATGCACAAGACGGCCCAAACACTCGGCTTCACTACGGAGCGATTCTCCGCACTGGCATCTACAAGCGGAATGGATGTTGACCAATTCGGCCAATCAACTGCCAAGCTACAAGCACAGTTAGTTGACGCCGCTCGCAATGGTGGAGAGACGGCGGTTGCTCTAGGCCGGGTGGGGCTAAACGCTCGCCAGCTTGTGAACATGGCACCCGATCAACAGCTACGGGCCATTGCGGGAGCAATGGGGAACATCAGCAATCAAGCCGAACGGCTACGCTTGGCACGCCAGCTATTCGGGGAAGAAAGAGGTTTCGACTTTGCCCGACTACTCGGCAGAGGCACACAAGGACTAGATGAAGCGGAAGCGAGAGCGAGACGCTTCGGCCTTGTCATCAGCGATAGCCAAGCCGAAATGGTAGCTCGCTCAAATCGAGTATGGAGCGAATGGTCACTAGGTCTACAAGGCATTGGCCGTAGCGTAGCGGTGATGCTGGCACCCGCATGGGAACTTGCGGGCCGCATACTTGGTGCGTTCTTTGGAAAGATAAGCGAGTGGGTGCGAGCGGCAGTACCCTATTTCGAGATGTTTTGGGGAATAGTACAAACCGTCATTGATGACGTAATGGCGTTCATACAACCGGCTCTTGATTGGCTAGACGGTGCCGTGAATGGTATTGGTAGCTGGATAGGAAAGATGATAAGCGATGTAGTTCCTATGGTACGTCAAGGATGGAACATTCTCAAATCTATCTTCTCTGTAGCGTGGGAGTTCATCGTAGCCGGATGGAACGCTTTGGTATCGTTCGTTGCTCCAATCATTCAGAGCTTCGTTACACAAGTGCAAGGGTGGTTCTCCGCTCTTGGCGGCTTCCTTGTAGGTGAGAATATCACTACATGGGATCAATTCAAGGACAGAGTTCTCCGCATACTCATCACGATGGAATTTGGTATTCGCAACTGGCAACGTGTAGGCGAGCTTGCCTTGAATATGTTGCGGCTCAAGTTCTATGAATGGGCCAGTGGATTACAACCAATCGCACAAGCTGTACAGAGCTTCCTAAACGGGATGATTGATGGTTTCAACACTGTCACAAGAGGACTAGCCCGCACAATCCAAAGTAGCATCAATGGCATCATCGACGGCTACAACGCACTGGCACAAAGAGTAGGTGCAAGGCAAATCTCTGGACGTATCAACGTCGATGCACGGCAGCTAGGCCACGTCAATCTTGAAATCGCAAACGTGGAGGATCGGATACGGGAGCTTCGCCAGCTTGTGAGTAACCAGCAAGGTGAGCTTTCACAAGACTTAAACGCATTCATCCAAAGGCGAATGCGAGAGCTTACAGAGCAACGCCAGCGTGCCGAGCAAACCACAAACAACAGAGCGGCAATGTCGCAAGGCATCGAAAAGAAGGACAACAAGGCAATAGAGAAAGGCAGCGTGGAAGCGTTTAGCGTCATCGTTGGCGACAAGGGAGATAAACAGTTTCAAGCTCTCAACCGTATCGTGGGAGAAATGAGAGACGCCAACAATCTTAACCGGCAGCAATTACGAGAGCTACAAAACAGATTGAGTATAGCGATAGCACGATTGTAAAGAGGAATATGGCAGCGACACTTATAGGAATAAGACAAGGATACCCGAAAGCTGATTTCAGTCTAACCGGACGCAAGTATACCGTTCAATGGATTGTACAATGCGATAGCTACGATGACGGGCCGATTGTGGCACAAGCCGCAAGTGGACTACCAGTAGCATACAGTAGCTACAATTTCGGCAACGATGTAGATACACTCGCCTTGCTCCGATCTTGGAACGTAAACCGCCTAGAGGAAAACTCACTCGAATGGGTGGTGGAAGCAACGTACACCACACCCGAAAGAAAAGACGGTGCCGGGCCGGGTGGTAATACTGGTACGGGTGGTGGAACACACACAGATACGCCGGGCAGTTTCGACAACCCACTACTTGAGCTACCAGTAGTAAAGACGTGGAGTATAGAACGTGATTTGCCAGTTGAGAGAATCTACAACGTCAATACCGGGCGGTTCAATCCGCCAATGAACTCGGCTTGTGAAGTATTCAATCCACCCGCTATGCGGAAAGATAGATACCTAGCAATCTCAATTTCTCGGAACGAAGTGCTTTCCAACGTACATCCGGCTCTAGGTGTTGCCTACAGTGGTGCCGTGAACGCAACTATCTTTTGGGGATTAGCTGCCGGTTTGGTTCAATGTCAATCTGTAACTGCCGAGAGACAGAGCAAGCAACTACCTAACGGCACTCTCTTTGCCTATCTGAAATGCGAGTATGTATTTCATTGTCGGCGTGAAGGATGGGATTTACTCATTCTGAATGCTGGCAATTACTATTGTCCCACGGATCAATCTGGCTCTGGTAGCTCTGGAAGCTCTGGCAGCGGGTGCTGCCCGTCCGGTGTTGAGAGCTTGAACAATGGCGAATGGTGTTTAGGTGAGGACGGAAGTTACTATCCGGGTGATTGTGGCTCTGGTTCCGGCACTGGCGGCTATAGTCCATGCCGAACTAACTGTACGATCAAGAGAGCATTTCAAGACGAGCAAGGGCATCCTATCAAGGGACTACTGAATTGGAATGGCGGAAGATTAGCACAAGACGCCGACCCGGTGTATATGCGGCTTAGGGTGTATCCGTGGCTGAATTTCAATGTACTCAATCTGCCACAATCATTTAGCGGAGTTCAATGAGTTTAGCGATATTCGACCAAAGAGACGTAGAGCGGCTTGGTAGACTACTTGCCGATTATGAAGCGGGCAACCTAGCTCGCTCCGATGCTCACGCCACGCCAAGAGCCACGGCGATTGAAACCTATCTCGGCAAGGTGATAGAGACGATACCGGCGTCATTCGGCAGTCCTACAAGTGGCACCGTAAGCATCTACTCTGGCGATGGACTAGCACAATTCGAGACGACGGCCTACAGTCTATGGAGCGATGCAATAGCCGTTGGATGCTGGGTACATCTCTCCCGGTGTCCTTACTCTGGCAGATACTTTGTAGTGAGCAAGCCACGCTGCGAACCGAATGGTAGCGGTAGCGGTGATTGCGATTGCGTTTTGCCAGCTACATATTGTTTGACGTTCCACAATGTAACCGGGTGCGAGTGCTTAGACGGCGAGACCGTCATCCTAACCGATGGAGTGCTAACGCCGTGGACAAGTCCTTGCCCCGCTCCGAATCCGCCAGACTTCGATATATACGTTCAGACTTGCACGGTGTACGGCCCGGTATTGTGGATAACGGGTAACTCGAATTTTTGGGACTTGATGATTCCATTGACGGGTACTTGTGACCCGCTCAATCTGGTTAGTGACACCGTGTTTGCCAATCCGAATTTCTGTTCACAACCAGTTTCTAGTTTCACAGTTGAGCTTACACAAATATGTCCAGCAAGTGCATGGTATTGCTTAGAACCCGGCTCTAGCGGAAGCGGCAGTAGCGGGAGTGGCGGCGGGAGCGGCACTATAGAGACGGATTGTTGTGAGGAAATGCTGCCGGAAAACGTCACCGCCACATTCTCGAATACAACTGGTGATTGCAGTTGCTTGGAAGGATTGCAGCTAGATTTGTTTTGGGATTTCAACGAATGGCATTCACCCGGCTTTGACATTCCGACCGATTGCGGGAGTAGCATACGGCTTCGTGTATTCTGCGACGACTTCAGCAATCCATACCCGCTCCCCGATTGTCGCAATTTCAAGATAAGCCTAACGTGTCCGGCTGGCGGGGTGCCGTTTACCGGCTCACCATATCCAAGCTCTTGTAGTTGTGAACCATTCGAGCTTGTGTTTACTGGCTTGTCTTTTACTGGCGGGTGCTGTGAGGGTACGTTTGACTTGACAATAACGGGGTGAAATGAGCGAGTGTTTCTATTTGACAGCCAACGAACTAGCCGACATGCAAGCGGACGGATGGACGTTAGTAAACGGCCCGCACGCTACAGAGGCAGATTGTATAGCGGCTTGTGGTGGAAGTGGTGATTCTGGTAGCTCTGGCGGCTCTGGTAGTGATTGTCCGTGTCAGCCACTTCCTACAGATGTTATTGCGACAATCGTTACCTCTACAGACCCTTGCATAGAGGGATTATTTTGCACGCTTACAGATACGGGTGGTGGTATTCAATGGACTGGATTTTTGCCCTATAGCGGCGGGCCGACGTGTACAGAATCCACAAGCTACTGGTATGTGAATCTGACTTGTAGTAGTTCCGCATACTACACTGGTTTGCAATGGGTGTTATCACTCTCTAATACACCGGGCGGGGGAACGGTTCACGAATGCTTTCCGATGGATGTAGTATCGTGTGACCCATTGCACTTGCAATGCGACATGACAATAGGCGGGGCATCTACCACTTGGATCATTACGGAGTAGATATGGGGTGCCGTTGCGGGAAGACAATCAGACCAATACAGAGGACAATGAAAACAACCAAAACAACCAAGCGGCCTTGCACTTGTGATAAGCCAACGTGTCGCTTGTGCAAACTATATCACAATGATCCGAAATACCAACGTCTTTGGGGTAACAAGACCGTCTTGGAAATGAAAGCCAATGGCATCGGCGATGCTTTGTTAGGTCTAGTTGCCGTGAAAGGATACCAACAAAAGCACGGTGCCGCTTCCTACTCTTGCAAGAATCAAGAATGGGTGAGGCTCTTTGATGGATATGATGAATTACTTTCGTTCAATCAATCGAACTCCATCAACATCAACGAAGGATACCAAGCCGAGTGCAAGAGCAAGGCAACCAAGCCTCGATGGAAACGCTATTGTGAACTAGCTGGCGTTGACCCGGCAACGCCAGAATTAAAGAACAGAGCGAAGCTACTTGAGCAATCGGCACCATACAGAGGATGTATTGTACTCGCTCCATTCTCCATCTACACGAATCGCAACTACAGCGTGGAAGGATGGATTACGCTCGAAAGGTTGTTATTGGCCAAAGGGCATAGGGTAGTGTTGCTCCATAACAATATCACTCCGCTCGCTCGCTTCACGTCCGAAAAACTGATAGGCAAACCGGCAGAGATTGTAGCCAGCGTCATCTTGAACGCCGCTTGTTTCGTCGGCGTAGATAGTGGAATGGCACACCTTGCCAGCTTGATCGGCACGCCCACTTGTGTCTTGTGCGGGCCGACGAATGCCAGCGATATATTCTACACACCAGTTATCGAAATCAAAAGCTCCATCCATTGTCAAGGATGTTACTGGCAGACTCCGTATACCGGAGCTTGTGATAAAGGGTGTGCGGCTCTTTGGGCTATCACGCCAGAGCAAATACTACACACAATCGAATCGAATATGACGTTACGCCATTTCTCGCCAAGATCATTGATGGGAGAGAAGGAATTGCAAGTCATCAGAGACAACGTACTAGCCGTGAAAGAACTAGATGGAGAGTGTGCCGAGATAGGCGTATACAAGGGCGGGAGTGCCAGAATAATTTTGCACTACTCGGCTTGTCCAGTGCATCTATACGATACGTTCTCTGGACAACCCGCCGACGATATGCACGGAGAACACAAGCAAGGCGATTTCTCGGATACCAGTGTGGAAGCCGTTAAGAGCTATCTAGCCAGCGACCGGGCCGTACTCCATCAAGCCAGTTTCCCCGATGACGTTGCCGACGTGAAATACAAGTTCGTTCACTTTGACGCCGATACCTACCAAGCTACCAGAGGCTTGATAACGCATATCGTGCCGAGAATGGCGAAGGGTGGAAGGATCATCGTTTCTGATTTCGGATGGAAGAATACGCCGGGTGTGAAGCGAGCGATAGCCGAGAGCGGCGTACCGTTCACAATGGCGAGCGAGTATCAAGCCGTGGTGGTGTGCTAGGCACGCTTGGCTTTACGCTTGAAATCCGTCTTGGCGGAATTGAATCCCTTTTGATATTCTTCACTGTCTTTGGGCTTAGTAGACCATTCGACGCTACGGCCCGTCCGCTTGCACCACTCGACTAGCTTCGCCTCTTGGCTAGGCCACTTCTTACCGGCAAGCTCGCCAGCGATTAGAGCTTCATCGTATATGCGTTCTTTGCGGCTACGCTTGGAAGCCCCCACGATTTCTTTAAGCTGGGAGAGAAGCATATTTCGCCAGTTGATAGACGGTTCTAGTTTCGACAACGCCAGAAACCGAAAGCCGGAAATAAGGATACGCAAGTTGAGTTTCTTTTCGGCACCCTTGCTATCTCGTTTCAAGGTAGGATCATCTTCGATGCTGGACAATAGGAACTCCAACACGGTGTAGCAATCATCCTTGGCGAGCGGAGCGGCAGAAATCTCTTTGTATCCACGCTCACACAGTTCCTTCATCTTGGCAACTAGCTCAAGATTGGATACATCGAAATTCAAGAATGGGCATCTAGTTTTCACGGCATCTACTTCCGTTTTCAATTCTGGTAGCAATCGGTTCCCTACGATAATAAGAGAGCCGGTGAAGAAAAAATCGTAGATTTCGATGGACGTTTTCCACGTCACCCGCCGCTTCGAGTGGAGAGTATGGTCTTGCGAGTGCAACGCCATACGCAGCACGCCCCATGCGTTCTTATCATCGAATATCGTTTCGGCATCTTCGATGACGTGGAGCGATTGCGGGAAGCGAGCGAGTTCCTTCACCAAGCCCTTTGGCGTGATACGGCCTTGATGATTCACCCATGTATCGTAGCCGTGTTCCGTTTTTTCTTCCTCTTCATCGCTGTCTATATCATCGTCAGCCAATATATCATCCGGCTGAATTTCCTTGATATTACGCTCCATCAGCGTTTCACGGATGGAGTACGATTTTCCATTTCCGCCCGCACCAAACAAACCAAGTCCGGTGTGGGTGCCTTTGATGCAAGCCAGCGTGAAATCTTTTACTTCACGGCACTTGTAGGCGTAGCTCTCCAAGAGTGCTTTGTCAGCTTGTGTCAACTTACGTTCAATCTTCATCGCTTGTTACTCCCATAGTACAGTGGGGTACAGTTTGGGGGTAGAAATCCCAAAGTGTTCCTTTTGTACCCCCATTGTAGTGCGGAGTGAGAAGTTGTAAAGTGCGAGTTTGGTGAAAAATTGAAAAAGTGGTTTTCTGGTTGTACAGCCACAAAAAAACAAGTGTGAAGATGGGTAAGCCCGATCAAGACCCTATTCAATGTATATATACCGTAACTTTACGACACGCACCCTTTGCAATACGCACGTCAAGAGGATACAATAAAGAACCCTCTGGCTTCATCACAAGCCAGAGGGTCAAGGGAGTAGTAACGAGCAATGACACAATTATATCAGAGCAACGCACCACTAAGCAAGGGTGAAAGCCCGCACGACAACGGGTGGACGAAAAGCCAAGAGGGTGCCATATACGAAGCGAAGAAACTTTCAGCCGCACTGTGTAGCAATCCAAGAGCGACGTGGTTCCTTACGATCTACATTCGGCCCGTACTGGATGCTCGCCAGCATAAATTACTTTTTCAGAAAGCCGCAAGGGTACTTCGCAAAAACAAGATTTGTGCATTTTGGATTCGTGAAATCCTTCCCACGGACAAACTACATTATCATATCCTTGTGCGGAATGATATAAGCCGAGAGCATCTAGCCGAGATATGCGAAAGTGCTTTTCCAGAGCGTAGTATCACAAGTTGGCACAAGCGTATAATGGCGGTGCCGAGCGTGCAAGATCATAACCGAATATCGAGATATATCACGAAAGCCAAGATCATCGGCAAATATCGTGGGCGGGTGGTGAATGACAAGTATAAGCACAAGCGGCACCTATTCCAAGCAAAGACGGGCTTAAATAAACACGGTACGCTTGGCGGGTATTGGTCGAAAAATCCCGATCTAGTATGGGATGAAATAAAGAAGCGAGAGCGAGAGCTTGCCGATATATGCCGCACGGTGGGTATGGATGTTGGCCACGTTAAATACATACTTCGATGGAGAAAGCACAATGGACAGAGACGAGATTATCAGCCAGCTTGTTAAAGAATACGGTGCCGAGCTTCGCACTTTGACGGATGACGAGCTATATGAGCATTTCCGGCTACAAAGGGAAGTATCCCAGCTTACGGATAGAGATTGGATGGAGATAGCTGTCAAAGCGTCTAGGACGCAATCCTAGCCATTCTGACCCGTTCAGAGGGGAAATAGCCCATTAAGACGGCGGGATTATATTCTAGCGTAATCTGACACGAATATAGAACACCCCACGGCGTTAGCCGTGGGGTGTGGGTGGATTACTTGCCGAATATGAAAGCGTGAACGGTGGTAAGAGCCGTATCTAGTTCGGCTTTTTGCTCTGGCGTGAAGCTAGAGTAGTATTTGCCGTGGTTGCCGTGGGGTTTCTCACAACGATATAGGCGGCTCTGGCGTTCTCCGCATTTATCCTCTATCCATTGCTGGACAGTCTTACGCAACGCTGAATGATCCGGCAGACCGTGTTTCTTGGCAAAGGTATCGAAGTGTTCCCACAGACGGCGGGAGTATCGTTTCTTGCCGAGCTTGTCTTGCGGGCCGTATTGTAACACGGTTTTCGTTTCATCCCACAACAGCCAGCTTCCGACCATTGGCGTACCCTTGTTCTTATTTTTGGCTCTGCCTTTCTCGATACGTTCGCCGTTGATGAAATGATCCGTGGTGAGTTCCGCCAAATCCGACCAATAGAAACCAGCGTTCAAGCCCATCAAGAGTGCGAAACGAACATCGCCGGTAGCCTCTTTCAGAGCGGTTTGCACTTGCTCGAAACTGTAACGAATCTTCTTACCGTCTGGCGTAGCTTTCTTGTAATCGGGGTTACGGATGAAGCCGAAAAAGACGTTGTAATCAGCTTCGATGCGTTTCAAGAATGTGTGTACGATACGCTGCCGGTTGATCCGGGTACGCTCACCCCACGTTTCTTGTTTTTCGAGTAGTTCAAGGAACTTGCGATAGTGGGTAGTATCCACTTCACGGAAGGGAATATCCCCACAAGCCGAGAAGAAAAGATCAAGGGCGGCTTTCGTATCGTACCATCCCTTGTGTTCTTTTGCCTTGTGCCGAGCGATGTAGATTTCGATTTCGTTTTTCAAGCTGTCCTTTTTCGGGATAGCTGGCTTGATGAATTTATCTTCCAGAATGGAGAGGCGGATATAGTCGTCATCTTCGATGCCAAGCTCATTGGCGAGCGGTGCCACAAGCGGATTGACGATGGGCATATCGGCGTTGTAAATGTCGTGGGCCGGTACGTTGATGCACCGTTGCAACTCGGCATCAAGAGCGGTGGTATCTTGGCCTTGCTCTCGCAACATCCCGATGCAACGCTCGATAGACCATATCCGTAGCTTTAGTGGCGAGTTGTCCCGCTTGGTAGCGGTATCCTTGCTCTCCATCATCGCCAGATACTTTTGCCAGTATGGGCGGCTTGCGTTCTCGCTTTTCGGGAGTTCCACGTCAAAGAGCTTCGATAGCTGGCGGGTGGACGCACTGTATTTGTGCGTGGTGGTACGGAGCTTCCAAGTAGCCGTCGAATGATCGTAGCAACCCGTTCCCTTACGTCGCATGTCTGTCAT